CCAGGGACCCCTGCAGCCCCCTGTTTGTCAGCGCCTGTAATAGGGTACTACATTGCTGCAGGCTGGTAGCGTGAGCGGTCGGTAACACTTCCGTTCTCCACGCCAGAGTTGCCCCTCGTGGGCGTGTCTGCCGGAAGGGCTGAAAAGTATCCGGCCGGTAGCTCGCCCCCGCGCATGTGCCCGAATAGGGATTGGGTGCGCGGTTGAGGGTCTGGTGTCGTAATGGGGCGAGGAGGGTTCCGAAGATCCAAACCATTACACACCTGCAACTCTGATTACCATCACCACTAGCGCCATGGCTGAAGCTCCCGCTTCCCACCATCGTTACCCCGCCCCTTTAGTGGGCACTCTAGCCGACCCGCAAGGCGGGGGTCTGGCTGCTGACAACCAGTTCCGCCGATACCGTGCCGCGCTCCGCATCCGTGCTCCGGACCGTGGTAACTACCTCACGAGCACGCGTTCGATCTTCTACGAAGTCGGACGACGCTACGGCAGCGGCGGCGATGCCCTTGCCCCTCCTCCGGAGGCGGCTATGCGCATCGACTGTTCGGTGCCGATCAATCCGGCGGAGGCCGCCAACTTTGAGGGCCTCGCACGTCGGTTCTCCAACTTCTCCCCGCAATGGGAGATGATGGACCTCGCTGCCATCGCCGAGCGATTGGCTAAAGGTGTCGCGGCCGCGTCCGTTTACGGACAAGGCTTAGACACGCAGGCGCTGCGCGCGGGGCAGCCCATTCGCGTGGTCGCTCTGGGGACTCTTGACTCGCCCCAGACGGCGTCGACCGCGTCCGTGTTCATACCGCGGACGGTCGACGCTGTGTCGAACGACCACGTCTTCGCAGTCCTATGCGCCGCCGCCAACGGTGCTGGGGCTGCGGTAACCACCGACGTCCTCAGGCTGGATGCCAATACTAACCAGCCGATAGTGCCCGCCGTCACCGGGGCCGCCTTCACCACTGCTTGTGTTGAGGCCCTCCGCATGGTCGGCGCAAACATGGAGGCGTCGGGCGCAGGCGATGTTTTCGCCTACGCCGTCACCAGGGCTATCCACAGCATCGTGAGCGTGGTGGCCCACACCGACGAGGGCGGTATCATGCGCGGGCTTCTCCGCCATGATGCTTTCCGCGTCCCGTACGGAGGGATCAACCAAGCCCTCCGTCAATACCCTGGCCTTCCGCCGCTCGCGTCGGTGGCCCAGAGTGCTGTTAGCGCCTGGGTCGACGCGATCGCACTGAAGACCGCGGCCGTGGTCGCCCACTGCGACCCCCTCGTCCCCGGCGCCGGCGGGCTGTTCCCAACAGTCTTCGTCAGCCGTGGTGACGTGCCCGCTGCGCCAGGTACAGCCGAGGGCGACATCACGGACGCCCAGGCCCTCTCGGTCGCGCGGCAGATGGCCGCCGACCTAGGTCGGTTCGCGCCGATGTACATGCGGGCCCTGACCATGATCTTCGGATTGCGGTCGAACAGCGCCATCGCTGAGCAGCACTTCTGCACAGCGGGGGCCCGCTATCTTGACCAGGACGGTCACCGCATCGACCGTCACCTCCGTCATGGGACCGTCGCGCCCTACTTCTGGGTCGAGCCGACGTCCCTCATCCCCCATGACTTCTTGGGGACAGCTGCAGAAGCGGCTGATTACGCGGCTAAGTGCTCCCCTATGGGTGGAGTTCGGTCGCAACCCTTGTTCGAGGAACACCGCATCCTCGGACATGGCGCCACTGCCAACCACATGTCGTTGGCTTTCAAGATGCGCTCTGCACGTACGAGCGCGTTCGTGGCAGCCTACGCAGCGAGCCCGTCAGTTCTCGGTAACTTCAGGCTCTACCAGTTCGACTCGGCTTCGGTCGTCCTCCCCGGCGACCAGGGCCCTACGAACGGTACCGTGGCTGACAAACACGCGGCCGCCGACCCTTTGTCCTCGTACCTCTGGGTGCGAGGCCAGTCGGCCATCCCAGCCCCGGCTGAGTTTATGAACACTCAGTCGGCCTACGGCGCCAAGGTCCGTCTCATCAAGTGGGACGACGACTGGGATGCTACGCGTACGGACGCGCCCGATGAAATGGACTTCCAGGGGTCCATCGATTGGGCCGTCACGGTACCGACCGGCCTGGCTATTGGGGCCAGTAACGCGCCGGACCGTGCAGCTAAGCGTGCACGCACCCGCGCTGCGACCGCACTTGCCCAAGTGCTGCAGCAGATGCGCGGTGCCGGGCCGGCTTCATCGCCGGTCATGGAGATATCGGATGTCCCACCTGATTTCGGTGGGGCACGGGAGGAATACCGCAACACGAACAATAACGTGTTTGCGGGCAACCCTGGGGCGGGTGTCATCGGTGGGGAAGCCGGTGCGGTCGCCCCTCAGGTACCAGCCCACCGTGGTCCGCCCCTCGGGCCGACCACGCACCACCAGGCGCTCCGTGCGCCCCAACTGCCACGCCCGGGCCAGGCTGGCGCTGGTGGTGGCGGTGCCGCCCCTCCTCCCCTCCCCCCCCTGGTGGCAACCCCCTTCCCCTTCTTCCGCCGCCCCCCGGAGGAAACAATGACGGCCCTGGCGGCCCGCCCCCTCCCGTTCCGCCTCCCGTTGACCCGGTCCCCATCCCCCACAACCCCCCTGCCGCTGAAGGCGCCGACGGTAAAGTACCGCCGGCGCCCCCGCAATGAGTAACGACAGACTCCACTCGCGGGTAGAGGCCACAGGTCCCGTGGGTGTGTATTTACGATCGCTTGTGCCTCTAGAATTAGCGGCGGTTGTCTCCCGTTTGCCGTTCGATCGGCAGATTTCTTTCATTTATAGCCCTCAGTGGCAAGGCCGGCGGCCCACCGGCATACAGCGTTTAGCAGGCGCCTTCCTGCTACCACAGGTCCCCGTTCAGGTGTCAGTAACTGACGCGGACCTCCTCCTTCTACTGACTAACACTCTCCCCCCCGCCTTTCCGAAGCGGATCCACCGCCAGGCGGGGTGGTCATACAGCGACCGTGCTACCCTCGCAGAGTTCGGATTGAAATCCAACCCAGCCGCCTCTAATAAGGTAAATGTGTACCTTTGCGAGGTCATGCGGTCACTTTCTGACTACTCGACGAGTTGGGCTTGGCTCGCCGAGGACGCCCTTTCACGCGCACCGCCGATGTTTAATGATCAGGCGAGCGCGCTAGTACTATATGGTACGGCCCTCCAGGCAAAGGGCGTGCAGAACGGTTACCACGCCGCAACTGCACTAATTGCCAACCCGGAATACGCAAAAGATATGACTACGGTGCTCAAGGCCGTAGGCGCGAATTCCAACCACCTCGGTGCCTGCCTCGTCGAAGCTCAGACGTTGCAGGGGCGTGCCGTCCAACCGGCCGACATGCACTCCGAGGCCATCTCCAGGACTACGACTGCCGTTGCTGACATCGTGGTCGACTATCCAGATGATGTCCTTCGTTCACACATCCGGACTGTCCTTGAGCGTGAGATCCAACGAGTCGGCGACTCCCACGCCATCGAGTACCCAACCTTACAAGAACATTGGGACTCTCGATGGCTCTGGGCAGTCAACGGCTCACAATCCGGGTTGCTCTCTCGCGAGCATCTCGAAGCTGCCCCCCGACCGCCGGGGGCCGCGCGCGAATACAGGGCGGTCATGGCTCGAGAGAGTGAGCAAGACCCCCGGCCAGCTTGGGACGGGCACACGTATGTGTCCGGTTCTCCCAAACTGGAGCATGGGAAAACCCGGGCTATCTTCGCTTGTGACACTCTCAACTACTTGGCGTTCGAACACTTACTCGCGAGCGTCGAGTCCCGTTGGCGCGGTGAGCGCGTCGTCCTCAACCCTGGCCGAGGTGGTAACGTCGGAATGTCATTCCGCGTCGCCGCCGCACGCCAGCGTGCCGGCATCTCTTTGATGCTGGATTACGATGACTTCAACTCCCACCACTCAATCCGCGCCATGCAAATACTCTTCGAGGAGACTGCGGCATTAACCCACTACCCGCCTGAGCTCGCGGCTAAGCTTGTAGCCTCCTTCGAAAATATGGACCTGTACTTAGGGTCCTCCTGTATCGGCCGCGTCCTTGGGACGCTCATGTCTGGACGCCGCGGGACGACTTACATCAGCTCCGTCCTGAACGAGGTCTACCTCGCCATCGAGCTAGGAGCCTCTTGGTTAGCTGAGCGCCCGTCAATCCATGTAGGTGACGACGTCTACCTTGGCGTCCGCACTTACCGAGACGCGGCTTACGTACTCGACAAGTGCGCCACGTCACGCCTACGCATGAACCCGATGAAACAGTCCGTCGGACACACGTCGACGGAGTTCCTGCGTCTAGCGTGCGCCGGTCGCGCAACCTACGGCTATCTCGCCCGGGCCGTAGCATCAACTATTTCGGGCAACTGGGTAACGGAGGAGGCCTTAGACCCCTATGACGGGCTCACCTCCATGCTCACGAACGCGCGGTCCTTGGCTAACCGCGCCAGCTCTCCCTTCTTGCCTCTGCTCTTGCGTCGTAGCGTCCAGCGAATCACTAAGCTACCACGGCCGGACCACAAGAAGATCGACCAGCTGCTTACTGGCCAGCTTGCCCTCGAGAACGGGCCTATGTTCTCACAAGGTGCTGAGTACGTATGGGTAGACGCGAGCTCAGTACAGCCCCCTCCCGACGAGTGGGGGTATCAAGACCTACCCTTAGCTGCAACGACACAGTTCTTAAGCCGTTGCGCCCAACCGCTCGAGGTCAAGTACCTCACTGAAGCGGGGATTGGCCTTACTGCCGTGATGGCGGAGGCGAGTTACCGTAAGACGTTCTCGTCCACGTTCTCCCGTAGTGACCGCGTGATCCTCGGCCCAGTGAGGCGCAGACCTGTGGCTGGGACGGCTTCCGTTGAGCGGCTCCTCAACACGCGCCCGCCGGAAGGGTGCCTTGAAAAGTACCCACTCCTCCGCCTCGCCCGCAGGAGGTTGCCGAGATCTGTACTACAGCGGGCTATCGCCGAGGCAGGTGGCAATCCGGACGCCGCCGACCTCGATCTCGAAGCATGGGGGGAACACAACCATGGTTGTGTTGTCGCCACCCCCCTTAGCTACGCCGACGCCGCTACTTACGGTCGGCGGACAACATGCGGCGTGTTAGTGTGTGGTTTACACTTCTACGTCTAAAGGTGACACCTAACCTTACTCGCGCGGGGCGCGAGTCCACAGCGGGGGCCTACGGGCCCCAAATGCC